CCGGCAGCGACTTGGCCCATTCGGTGACAGGGGTCCGCTGGTAGCCATCGACCACAACAACGGTGCCATCAGGGTCGCGTTCGATCTGATCGCTGCTCAACTTGGTCTTTAATACCAAGTCGGGGTCGTGGACAATTTCAGCCAATGCGGTCACGGCTGGCGTGACGAGTTCAAGTTCACGGACGCGGGTTTCAAGGTCAGCAATGCGCTGGTCCTTCTGCGCCGTCGCCTCACGGAATTGCTGCTCCAAAGCTTGTCTTGCTTCGGAGTATTTTCCTTGCGATTCAAGCTCAGTTTGTTCGGCGCGTCGCTTGAACTCAAGTAGCTCATCGACATCTACGCCATCCGGTAGTTTCTTTGACTTGGCCGCACGCAACTCAGCAATCAGCTCTTGATTTTTGCGTTCAAGTGCCTCAACACTGCGTTGCAATGCTTCGTTGTTGCCCCCAGCAGCCGCAGGCTCTTGGGTTTGTGTTTCATCTGACATGGATAAGCCGCAGGCTTAAGTACATGCCTAGGTTACCATTTTTCGCGGTCAGCCCAAAATGCAGCCGACATTTTGCCTTTAGCTATGTTGCTGGCATGGCGCGCCTTAAATGATGCCCTTCTAGCTTTGTCTGCTGCCGATTCTCCTTTTTGTGCTGGTGAGCCAGATACGCCCTGCTGGCCGAAACGGATAAGTTTTACCGTATCACCTTCCTTAGCTAGTACCGCGTGCGATTTCTTCGGATGCTTAGGCGTCCGCTTGGGTTTGTTGTAGCCCTCGAATTGCTCGCCGCGATAGGTGATCATCGCCGTGGTGCAGGTTTCAACTCTGACCGCTTTTTGATAACCGCATTGCCGGTTGACTCGGACTTAATCCGCACGATCGGATCATCCATGCTTCCAACGCGGGTGACGCTACCGCCACTGCGCGTGGGTATGGTCGCCCGTTCACCGCCAATGCTGGTGACAACGCCAAAGGTGCGTTTGCCTTGGTAGTTCCAGCTAACCCGGTCACCGCGTTTCATTTCTTCTTGCCACCTTTCTTGGGCATGGGCTTTTGAGGCTTGGCTGGTCCGGTGTACTTAGGCATCACTTCTTACCCTTTGGCTTGCGTGATTTTCCGGCTTTTGACAGCGCGATTGCGATTGCCTGCTTTTGCGGCTTGCCCGCTTTCATCTCCGCCTTGATGTTGGCTGAGATTACACTCTGTGACTTGCCCCGCTTCAGCGGCATGACGCCATTCCTGGATACCTGTCAACAGGCTAGCGCCGTCTGCGGTTGCCCAGCCTTTGTCGGTATAAATCGCTGGCACCCATGCCTCACCGACAAGCGCCTCAACGGGGTCGCTATAGATGCCGGTATTGCGAAAATGCCGCAGGCTAGGCAGGTCCATATCGTTTGCTTAGTTGTTCTAAGGTTAACTCAGAGCCATCATCGCGCACCAACTTGGCGATGGCTTGATCTGGTCCGTTATCTTTTGCAAGCCTTCTAAAGTATTTGGCCTTTTCCGCACCAAGTGCTTCTGTTTGCCTAGTCAGCAGATCAGTTTTAGATTCGCCCTTTTGCTGATTTGCCAGCCAGTTGCCGTAAGACACGTCCGCTGGCACTTGCCCGCCTGCTGATGCACGTTTGGCGGGCGGCGGAGGCGTGAAGCCAAGCCCTTCGTAATCGATCACCGGCACTGTCGTTGATCGGCAGTTGAAGTGCTGCGGCGGAGTTGGCCCTTTGCCGTATGGAAACTGCTGACCATCCAATGCACGGCAAATGCTGCTGGTGCGGGTATCCAGTGTTGCCACATAGCGATACTTTTTAGTGATATCTTGATTTGCTTCATATACCTGCTGGCTGGCGGTATTTGCTACTTGATTGATGCTAGTGCGGACAAGGGTCACGATTTGGTTGTCGGCTATAGCCGTTGACTGCCCGCCTGCGGCGACCAATTGCCGGACGGTCTTAGCTTCCTCGCCAAATTGCAAGCTGCCTATCAACCGCTTGGCAATATCCGGTGTGGTTTCACCTGTTAGCAGTCCTTGTCGTACCACCTGCGAAAACCTCTCCGCTTGGTCAACAGCAACGCCGCGAAATGCTTTGCTGATCACCTCGCCATTAGGCAACGTGATAGTCGCACCTTGGGCAGCGGTAAGGCTGAATGTTGCTGGTGCGCCTTGCACTGCTGCAAACAGGTCATCGCTCAGCGCAACCACGTTTAGTTGCGTCGGGTCTGTCGTCACAACCGACTGCGCAAATTGCGGGCTGATCTCAACAGTGCGTACTGCATCGCGGGCGCCAACTGGCAGCGCACGGCGCAACTGCTCAGTAACGAACTCCGATTGCAGTTCCGCCAAGCCTTGCAGTTCCAATGCCGTCAGCTCAGTTGCATCACCTGCCCATGTACCAAGCGACTCCTTCAGTTGCGCCAAGATTGCCCGCAGTCGTGCTGCCTTTACAGGTGCCGCTAGCTCATCAATAGTGCGCAGTTGATTAGTTGCATCAATGATGATGTCGTTATACGCATTGATGACCCTACGCGCAACGCTGTTGCTATAACGGTTCAGGTCGATGGCATTGCGATATAGCGCCTCAGGTGTGCTCATTGGTAGATGCCTAAGTCCTGTGGCGCATACCCCGATCGGATGCTGACATTAGCGCCTTTCTTTAATGCAGACTGCACTAAGGCCGCAAAGGCGTCGTAGCCATTTTGCCCATCTTCATGCAGCACCACTTGGTCTACCTCATCAGCCTTGCCGTTGCGATACCAAGTGACGCGCACAATGGCGAGGATTTCGTCAGGTAGCAATGAAACGTGATAATCAAGCTCTTGCTTCCTCGGAGGAATCGGTTCCAGTTTCTCCATCATCTCGATCAGCCTGTCGGTTAGCCAGTCCAATAGGTTGTAAATCCATTCCCGCATTGGCCGTGGCCTCAAGCTCCTCCTCTACGTTAAAGTCATCACCCAGCACCTCGCCGTCAGCAAGCTGCTGAAGGAGCGTTTCTTGGGTGATGGTGCCAGCAGTGTAAAGCTGCAGCAGGCTTTGGATTTCCTGCGGGTCAAGCCGTGCACCGATGAAGTCACGGTTGACGTGACAGCTACCGGCAGCTTCATTTTGCCCAAGGAATTGCGCATGAAATTGCAGGCTGTTGTCGATCATGTCCTGCACGTTTTGCGCAATGACCATCATCGTGCTGTCACCTTGACTGCGGTCGATTCGTTTGGCTTCAGCGGTTTCAGCCGATAGCTTTTGACCGAGCACTGCCGACAGGCCGAGTTCATTGATTTGCGCTGCCAGTTGCTCAAGCCGACGGAACTGATAGTCGAAGCTGCTGCCACCGGGTTCGATGTACTCGGCGCGACCATCAGCAGGAAATGCAATCGCCTCTCCGGGGCCGGCGGAAACTTCCTCTGCTGCTGACGGGAAGCCATAAAACGCCAGCATCGGCACTGCTGAGATGTGCAACTGGTTATCAAGGTCCGACTGCACTTGATAGGTCTTTAGGTTCAGCTCGGCGATGTCCTCAAGCGGTGGCCGTGACTCCAGATAACCATGCCGGTTGGCGTAGGCGACGCTAAACGGAATATCGCTAAGACTGGTTCGGCCTTCATCAATGATCTTGAAGTCGCCTTGGTCGTCTTTCTGATGCAACTGGTATTCACCAGGCGTCAGTACACGGATTTGCTCAACGGCCTTTTCGCCGTATTCGCCATCAGGCACGATGGTGGATTCCAGCAGCCGCAGTTGGGTCAGTTTCTGCTGGCCATCTTGCAGTTCAGACCGCCAACCAAGGATTTGCCTTGGGGTATATGTCACCCAATAGGGTCTACCCCCATCAGATGGTGCATCCACCAATGTACCAATGTGGCCATAGCGGACCATCTTGCGTGCGGTTTCATAAGTCCATACGTTGAGGTCATCACCCATCAGGTTGACATCAAACAACTGCTCGCGGATGGTGTCTGATGTGTCGTTAAGCCTTACGGGTTTACGGGTCAGCATCCCAGCCAGCATCCGCTCAAGGCGTGCGTAATACGGCGGGCAGACGCTACGCGCTAGGCGGTTGTCGTAGGACTCATCTAGCTCCCGTGGTTCCTGTGGCAGGTATCGGCGATGCTTGCGGCGCATCCCGTAGGTGCCTTGCAGTAGGTCTTCAATTAAGATCCAATGCGGCTCTTGCGCATACCAAACGGTGTTGGGGTCATTGACATTTGTAACCTGCCGTTGAGCAAGCGGCCTGTCGTAAAAGTTATAGCCGGTGTACATTAGACCGCCTGCGATGCCAACAGTTTACGCACTTAATACAACCTGATGCCAGTGCCTCGTCCAGCGCCAGCGTGCAGCGGGTTGAACTCACGCCAGATCAGATAGCCGAGCGCATCATTCATGTGGTCATGGCCGCCGTCCTTGTCGGGGTCACCTTTTTCGGTGTAGCACTGCAGCTCTAGACATTCGATAAGCCGCTTGCAAGTTTCTGACACTTGCATCCTGACTTGACCTTTGCCATTTTCCAGCAAAGCCTGAACAGCAGCGACGCGATCACGAACGGGAGGGTTTGCCTTAGGTGACTGGTTAGACATCCCGTAGGACTCAAGGATCTGGATGTCAGTGCGGGTTGCATTGGTGCTGCGGTTACCGCCGCTGGCATCTGGGTAGACGTACATCCGCCGATGTGGGTAGCGACTTTTGATTTCCTGTGCCATGGCGTCGGTGTCATGTGCACCTGATATTTCATCAATGATTAGCAGCTTGTCGCCCATGCGTACGGCGATAACGGCAGACATGTTGCCGACGTTAAAGTCAACGCCGATGCGCAACGGTTCGCGGTCAAGGTCCGGCAGCTCAGTTGTTACATGCTTGCTGCGATCAAAGCGGTCGTAGACAGTGCCTGTAGCGAGGTTGACGAAGTCGCCATCGAGGTATGCCCGCAACATCGTCGGGTCGTAGTTGGCCTGCAGCCTCTCGATGAAGTCCGGCGGCAGGTGTGGGTTATCCACTGACCGCATCTTGATCAGCTTGCGGTCCTCGCGACCTTGCGCCTCTTCGCTGCCAAACGTGTTCCACATCCAGCGGAAGCCCTCGGGTGTACTGGCGGCGCCAAACTGCCTGACATTGCCAGACCGCAAGCGACCAAGGATCTTGGGGAATGCCTTGTTGGCAATGCTGGGTGTCACGGTGTCAATCTCGTCAGCAAGCACCCATGCCAAGTTGAGGCCAATAATGCGTGACCAGTTCTCGAAACTACGGCACAGGATCTTGGTGTCACCGCCTGGCAGGTGCAGCATGTACTCCGGCAATGGGCTGGCGCGAAAGGTGTACGGAATTTCGTACGCCTCTAGGAACTGCTCAAAGTCGTTCTGCCAGATGTCACGAATCAACGGGCCGGTGGGCTCCATCACCGCACCGATAAAGCCTTGATTGGCCGCGGCAAGCATCACCGCCTTGGCGCATAGCGCACGGGTCTTGCCGGCGCCATAACCAGCACTGATGCCAATGATTTCGGTGGTGTCGTCATTGACAAACGCAAGCTGCCCTGGATGCAGGTCATTGCGGATGCGTTGCAATAGGTGGCCTGTGTCTTCCTGCGTGGCAACATCCATAAACCCAAGCAACTTGCCGGGTTCAACAATGCCAGCCAGCAGACTCATGACATCTCAAACCGCAGCAGCTTGGCTTGGTCTTCGAGGGCTTTAATCGCAATGCTCAGGTTGCCTTTATCTCGCGCCAAGCGTTCGTAATCCTGCAGTCGGGCTACAGCGGCAGCCAGCCACTGCGGGCGTTCTAGCTCGGCATCAAGCGCCATAAGTTGACGGGCGCGAGACATGTAAGTTTCAGCAGTGCGCTCACCGCAGCCCCATGTCTCCGCCGCATATCGCAGAATTTGCGTCCTGCTGTTAGCACGCAAAAGGAGATCGTAAACGGTGTTTACCCGTTCGTCGATCTCCACGTTGGTGCTTTTTTTGGCCACCTATTAAGTGCGAATTTGCACAGGCATTACAAGATACGTTACACCATCTACGCCGGCAGGCGTCAATACCACGGGAGTGGTTGCCGCATTGGCTGACAGCGTAACGGCGTCATGCCCCTTGAAAGCCTTGAGGCCATCCAGTAGGTAATGGACGTTAAATGCCCAAGTGCCTTTGGCGGTGCCTTCAACGAGTAGAAGCTCCTTGCCATTGTTGGCATCAGCTTCAGCGGTGATGGCAATAGCGCCAGTGGTGGCCTCTAGTTTGACCACTTCACCGATGATGGCGACACGCTCTAGCGCACGGGTAAGGCGAAGGCGATCAAGGGTGATGGTGTGCTCAAAGGTTGGCGGAATGAGCTTGGCTACATCGGGATAGGTGCCGTCAAGGATGCGGCTGTAGATGGTGATGCCATCGTCGGTTGTGATGACGGCTTGGCCACCAGCGTGGGCAATGGTGACGGTGTGGTCCTGCAGCAGCTTCATGGTGCTGGCGGGTAGCACAAGGTCGATGCCATCGGGCAGGTCAACGGCATAGCGCATGAGGCGATGACCGTCGGTTGCCTGCATATAGCCGTTAGCGAGGTGAATGCCTTGCAGCAGTGCCTTGCTTGCATCGGTGCTGGCAGCGGTCATGCAAGCGCGTACACCAGCCGATAGTGCTAGCTCAGCGCTAGGAGCCTCTACAGCAGGCATCGCCGGGTAATCCGCTGCATCCTGCCCTGCAAGGCCGTAGGACGCGCCAGAAGCCGTGATAGCCCCATCACGCACGGTGACGGCCTCATCGGCCTCCATGCGGCTCACAAGGCCCGCTAGAAGCCGATACGGCAATGCGATGGTGCCAGCGGTTTCAACGACGGCTGGTGCGGTAACGGTGATGCCGAGGTCTAGGTTGAAGCCGGTAACGGACATGGTGCCGTTGGCGGCGGTAATCAGACAGCAGTCAAGGATTGGGTGACTGCTGCGAACGCCAATTGCTGGCGCGATGGTGCGTAAGGCGTTGTCAAGGTCAAATTGACAGGTTGTGAATTGCACGGTTGAGATACCAGATTGCTTTTTGAAGGTCTTGGATGCCGCCTTTGCGGTCGGTGCGCCAGATGTATTTGATGGCATTGCCACGGCAGTAGCCGATGAACTGCTCGGGGGTTAGCGCAGCTTGGATGGCATCGATGCATTCGATGCTGCCGGCGGTGTAGTGATCAGGGTGATTAACCGGATCAGACACTGGCGGCTTCGGCGAGGGCGGAAATGATTTGCTCGTAGGTGTCTTGAAAAGATGCCACGAGGTCCAACGGGATGGGTGTGCCGTCATCTTGAGCATTGTCACGAATGGCATGGGCGTAGGCAAGCGCCTGCGTCATTGCTTCATGAAGTCGATTAATGACTGGCGTCTGCTTGGCGTTGATGTTGATGAAGTCGGGTGATGACATAAGCGGTGAGTGTTTCAACTTGCAGCTTGGGCAAATCGCCGCGCATGTAGGCGGCGGCATCAGCCACGAGCGCATTGTACTCCACCGTGGTCAACCGTGCAACAGGGAGGCTTAACGCTCTGTCACGAATGAGAGCAGCGCGGCTGGTTCCAGCGGCAGCAGCTTGGCGTTCTAGGTGTTGGATGTCTTCGGGGTTAAATCGGACCTTGATTTCTTGCATTTTGTAGCCGTCTGACCTGTTTTCGGAGGTTTGGACGGTTAGACGCCTGTCGTGGACTGGCTTTACCTAACCGTCTAACCAACCTAACCTCTTAAGAAGAATAAGTAAAAGGGGGGAGGAGGGGGGTTAGGGAAACTCTTCTAGGTAGGTCGGTCGGGTTGGGAGGTTAGGACGGCGAAAACCCAGTCCCTGACTGCCGTCTAACCGTCTGACCTGCAATAATGCCACCTCCTACGTCCTGTCGCCTCTCGTTTCTTGACCCACCCAAGATCTTTGAGAATGGATGCCACCTGCATCTGGTCAGCGCGGCTTTGACGCTCTAGCGGCTTCTTGATTGCATATTCCAATATCTCCTCAGATGTAAGCAGTTCAACCTTTGCGCGACGGTCAAGATATTCGATGATAGGGCTACGCCATGGGGAGTCGATTAGGTAGGTGTTGTTCTCTTCGGTAATGCGATTTTCCATCGCAGCGGGTAAGCGACTGGACTCACCGTCGCGGTACATCTTGACAGCAGCAGCCCATATGGCATCGCGCTCTAGCAATAGTGCAGCGGTATTGATTTGGTCCTGCTGCGTCTTGGTGGTAGGGATAACCCAGAAGCGGCGGTTACCAGTTTCATCAACCAAAAAGCCTGCGGTTTTGTTAGTTGTACCGACGATGATGCCACGGCGAGGGAATGATTCAACAGCTTTGCCGTAGGGCACGCGGAGTAGGTCTACCGCTTGGGATAAGAACGCCTTGACTTGTCCGGCGTGCTTGCGATTGGTGATGTGGTCTAGCTCGGCCCATTCCATCATCCATGAGCGGTGTAGCACCATGATGTCATCTTTGGTTGTGATGTCACCAAGCGCATCACTAAAGAATGGACCACCGAGGCACTGCCAAAAGCTGGATTTGTATGCGCCTTGATCGCCCATGATGACGCAAGCGGTGTCATGCTTGCAGCCGGGATTAAAGGCACGCGCCACAGCACCGATGAGGGTGCGCTTTAGCATCTCGTCGTAGATGGTGGGCTCTGGATGGCCCTCATCGCTAGGGCGCAGGTATGCGGTTGATAGTCGGTCGATGTATGCGGGTTCAGTGGTATTAGCGCACCATTCGAGGTATTCGCGGACGGGGTCATATGGGTTTTCGTTAGCTACCTGCACAAGGCAGTCGATTGCAAGTTCCTTGCTCACCTTGTAGCCCATCTCCGCCAGCTTGAGGTAGAAACGGTCGGCGCCTTCTACGACTTGCTCTTTGATTTCGATTTGCTGGGTAAAGGTGTTGTAGCGGATGTCATCGCATTTGCTGCGGAGAAATGCCAGCAGCTCTGCGGTTTCAAGCTTCTCGGGTTTTGTGATGATCGGCGGGGTATCAGCCTCCGGATTGCCACCGCTTCTGCCACCCACAACGCGCTTGACAACAGCGGAACTACGCCAGCCGTCTTTCTTGGCCATATCGCCAAGGGTGCCAAGGGTGATGCCGGACTTCTTAAAACTGCGCCATTTGCGCTGACAGTCACTGGGCTTGTGCTTACCGGACTGCGCTGACCACTGTTCCCAGTCATCTAAGAGCGTGTCATCACCGAGGCTATGGAGCGCCATGCCAACGGCCAACCAGTCGTCGTAGTCATCAGCCCTAGCGGCGTCCAATGCGTCGAGGTATGAACGTGCCCTAGTGGTGTCATCACTGCCAGCAGCAGCACGCGGCTCTGGTGTTACCACTGCAGCAGGTACGGGTTTAAGCATCCGCTCCAGTAGTTCGGGCGGCGCCTCGGCAATTGGCAGGTCGCCAGGAGCGTAACCACGGACCCAGCGGTAACCAGGCGTGAGTGGGTGGTCACCTGCTACGACGGATTGGCAGCCGGTCCAGCGAAGTTCAACTTGCTCGGGCTTGCCTTCGGCATCGGTAACGCCGGTTTTGTATTTGCGTGTGGCGATGCCATCCCAGTAGTGCTCCGGTACTTGGTAGATGACCTGAAACCTGCCGTCGCGGCCTGAGGTAACGGTCCAGCTACGCGGCAATGACGACATGGGGCACCCCCAGTCGCGGAGGATGGTGCTGGCTGACTTGCCGTCGTGGTCAAGGAACAGCAAACCACCTGATGGCACGCCGCAGCAGACGCCGATAGCACGGGCGCGACCGGCTTTTAATTCAGCCGCCAGCTTGGCTTTGGATAGGGGCTTCTTCTGCCATTCGGGTTGGTATGGGCGCTTCTCACCATCAACCGCAACAAAACCCCACCCGTCAGGCAGACGGGCTAGTTCGTCAAGAGTCGTCATTTGGTTGCTGGCAAGATGCCGTCCAGATGCAACCGCAGCGATTGATCCAATAGCAGGCGGATGGCCGTAGCACGATTCATGCGGTCACCACGCCAAGAGTCAAGGCGCTGCATCTGGTCGGCGGTTAGACGTATATGGGTTGGGTGGCTCAGGCGCACGGTGCTGGGCTAGGTGCTTGCACACTGTAGCAGCGGCTGCTACGCTGGCAAGGCCTGACACGGCCTATGACTTACCAAGACTTCCTAGCTTCAAAATCCACTGCCTGCGCGCCTGCAGGATTTGACCCGCCTAGCTTCATTGCGCCGCTGTTCCCATTTCAGCGGGACATCGTGACCATGGCCTGCCGTGTTGGCAGGTTTTGCATCTGGGCTGATTGCGGCATGGGCAAAACCGCTATGCAGCTTGAATGGGCGCATCAGGTGCATCAGCACACAGGCGGCAACGTGTTGGTCCTGGCACCACTAGCTGTAGCCCACCAGACCGTCCGCGAGGGCGGCAAGTTCGGCATTCCGTGCGCGTTCGCTGCAACCCAGGCCGAGGTCAAGCCCGGCATCACGATCACCAACTACGAAAAGCTCAGCCATTTCGACCCGACCGCATTCGATGGAGTGGTGCTCGACGAGAGCAGCATCCTCAAGGCGTACACCGGCAAGATCCGCAACCAGATCATCTCCAGCTTCAGCCAAACGCCATTCCGGTTGGCCTGCTCAGCCACGCCAGCACCCAACGATCACATGGAGCTGGGCAACCATGCCGAGTTCATCGGCGTGATGACCAGGACCGAGATGCTGGCCATGTTCTTCGTCCATGACGGCGGCGACACCAGTAAGTGGCGGCTCAAGGGACACGCGCAGTCCAAGTTCTGGGAGTGGGTCTGCAGCTGGGCCGTCACCATCCGCAAGCCGTCAGACCTGGGCTACGACGACGGCAACTTCATCCTGCCCGAGCTATCCATTCAAGACTGCACAGTTGAGACACCACGCGAGGCCATGGCCGATGACGCTGGCCAGATGGCGCTGTTCGCCATGGAAGCCCGCACTCTGAGCGATCAGCGGCACGTCCGCAAGGCATCGCTGCAGATGCGCGTCGATGCAGCCGCAGCCCTAGCCAATGACAGCACTGAGCAATGGCTGATCTGGTGTGATCTCAATGATGAGTCCAAAGCGCTGACTGCTGCCATTAATGGCGCGGTCGAGGTGTCAGGCAGCGACAACGATGATCACAAGCGCCGTGCTGCGATCGACTTTCAGGATGGCAAGATTCGCGTACTTGTCAGTAAGCCCAGCATCTTCGGCTTCGGCCTCAACTTCCAGGGCTGTCACAACGTCGCGTTTGTTGGCCTATCCCACAGCTACGAGGCTTTCTATCAGGCCATCCGTAGGTGCTGGCGATTTGGCCAGCAGCAACCAGTTAATGCGCACATCATCTACGACGTGGCCGAGGGCCGCGTCATCGAGAACATCCGCCGCAAAGAAGCGGACAGCATCGCCATGGCTGAATCAATGGTCGTCATCATGAAACAACAAACAATGGAACAGCTCAAGAAGATCCAGCGTCAGGTTGCGCCGCACATTACGGAGCACCAGTCAGGCGACAACTGGGATATGTACATGGGCGACTGCGTGGAGAGCATCAAACAACTTGACGCGGATAGCATCCACTACAGCATCTTTAGTCCGCCGTTTGCGTCGCTGTATACCTACTCCAACAGCGACCGCGACATGGGCAACAGCCGCAACGATCAGGAGTTCTTTGATCACTTTGTCTACCTGGCCAAGGAGCTGCATCGCGTGCTGATGCCTGGCCGGCTGATCAGCTTCCACTGCATGAACCTGCCCAGTAGCAAAGAACGCGATGGCTTTATCGGCGTGAAGGATTTCCGTGGTGACATGCTGCGCATCTTCCAGGCGGCTGGCTTTGTCTTCCATTCAGAGGTCTGCATCTGGAAGGATCCCGTCACGGCCATGCAGCGCACCAAGGCGATCGGCCTGCTGCACAAGCAAGTGCGCAAGGACTCAGCCCTGAGCCGCCAGGGCATCCCTGACTATCTGGTGACTGTGCGCAAGCTGGGCGACAACCCCGAGCCATGCGCAGGGCCGTTCACTGAGTTTGCTGGTGAGAACCCACCAGCCAAAACAGGCGACGCCATCAAAGACAGCATCAACATCTGGCAGCGCTACGCCAGCCCGGTGTGGATGGACATCAACCCATCAGACACGCTGCAGTACCGCAGCGCCCGCGCCAATGAGGACGAGCGCCACATCTGCCCGCTGCAGCTTGAGGTGATCCGCCGCGGCCTGCAGTTATGGAGCAATCCAGACGATCTGGTGCTCAGCCCGTTCGCTGGCATCGGCAGCGAGGGTTACGTCAGCCTGCAAATGCAGCGACGCTTCGTCGGCTTTGAACTGAAGCCCAGCTACTTCAACTGCGCAGTCAAGAATTTGCAGTCGGTTGAGTCGCATAAGCAGGGAGAGCTGGTGTGAACCTCCGCCCCTACCAACAACAGCTCATCACCGACATCCGCCTGCAGTACCAACTCGGCAAGCGCACAGTACTGGCAGTGCTGCCGACCGGTGGCGGCAAAACGGTGTGCTTCAGCTACATCGCCCAGGCTGCCGCCAAAAAGGGCAACCGCGTGCTGATCGCGGTGCACCGTCAGGAGCTGCTGGACCAGGCGTGCCGCGCATTGCCAATGCCTCATGGTGTGATTGCCGCCAACCGAGCCATGGATTTGAGTGCAGCAGTGCAGGTGGCATCAGTTCAAACCCTTGCCCGCAGGCTCCACAAACTGCCGCGTGACTTCTTCCAGTTAGTGATCATCGACGAGGCGCACCACAGCAATGCAGGCACCTGGGCCAAGGTGCTTGAGCACTTCCACCAAGCGCATCTGCTGGGCGTCACCGCAACGCCAATCAGGCTTGATGGCCGCGGCCTTAGCGAGCATTACCAGGCAATGGTGGAAGGCCCCAGCGCGCAGTGGCTGACCGATAACGGCTACCTTGCGCCTGCACGAGTGCTAGCGCCACCGGGCTTTGACACCATCGGCCTGCGCAAGCGGATGGGTGACTTCGACACCCGTGAGGCTGAGCACCGGATCGGCACGATCATGGGCGACTGCCTGTCGCATTACCGCAAACACCTGCCAGGGCAGACGGCAATTGCGTTCTGCTGCTCAGTGGCCCATGCCGGGGCGGTGGCACGTCTATTTATAAGTGCTGGCATCCCAGCCGCCAGCATCGACGGCAGCATGACCAGCGAGCAACGGCGTGACCTGCTGCAGGCGTTAGGTACCGGTCGGCTCAAGGTGCTGACCAGTTGCGCGCTCATCGGTGAGGGCGTTGACGTGCCCTCAGTCGGCGGCTGCATCCTGTTAAGGCCTACCGCTAGCACCAGCCTGCACCTGCAGATGATTGGTCGCTGCCTCAGACCATCACCCGGCAAGGCTGCTGCAGTGGTGTTGGATCACGTCGGCAACACGCTCAGGCTTGGCCACCACTTGGAGCCGCGTGAGTGGACCTTAGAGGGCCTAGCCAAGCGTGACCGGGAGAAAGCGCCCAGCGTCAAGGTGTGCCCGCAGTGCTTCGCTGCAATGGCCAGCCAGGCTAAGCAATGCGGTGAGTGCGGCCATACCTTCGCCGCTGAGGTACGCGAGCTGCAGCAGGTTGAAGGGGAGTTGGTGGAGCTTCAAAGGCAGCAGGCCAAGCGGGAGCAAGGTGGCGCGCAATCGCTGCAGGATCTGATTGCGCTAGGCCAAAGCCGGGGGTACAAAAACCCAGTGGCATGGGCAAAGCATGTCATGGCCGCCCGTCAAACCAAAGGACAATGGAGCAAAGTCAAATGAACCGCTACACATTTTCACTCAATCTTGAAGGCGTATCACTTCCTGACGCCATATCTGCGCTAGTTGAAGCTTGGTATGATTCCCAAGTTATTGAAGTTGACGGTAAAGAACAAAAAGAGGCAATTGGCTTACGGGGGCTGAAGCCGTCGGATGGCGAAAGCAAAAGAGCTACATGGAAGCAATGCGCGTGGTATGTTAGACCAATGACATACTCAAAACTTAAAAGATACGTTAACAGGCTGCAAGAGAATGGCCAAAATGCTGATGCTAGTGATGTTGTAGATTGCGCATTGCAGATGTGGATGGATGACTTCGTGTGAGCGAGCAGCGCATTCAGCAGGAGATCCGGCTGGCCATCAGCCACGGCGATACCAAAGTTTTCCGCAACAACACCGGCACGCTCAAGGATGCGAACGGCCGCCCGGTGCAGTTTGGCCTATGCAAGGGCAGCGCTGACCTGATCGGCTGGCGGACGGTCACGGTGACGCCCGACATGGTCGGCACTCAGGTGGCTGTGTTCCTCAGCATTGAGGTAAAGACCCCAACCGGCAGGCTGAGGCCAGAGCAGCAGCAGTGGCTGGATGCGGTGCAGGCAGCCGGCGGCATTGCTGGTGTGGCGCGGTCAGTTGAGGATGCGTTACGGATTACGACTGCTGACGGTTGACGAGGGCGGCGCATGGTGTAGGATACGCACAAGCCGGAAGACCCGGCACCCCACACCGAGAACCATGGTCACCAACCCTTGGATTAACCGCGTCACCGTCTTAGTGGTGATGTTCGCTATCTACGCCGCTGGCTATTCCGGTGGCCGCGACCAAGCCACACTGGCGCATCACAACCATCCCGCTTGCAATACCAACCTCAAGCCATGAGCGAATCTGACATCTACTGGACCTTTGTTACTGCCAGCAAGTACGCCGGCAGCTTCTACCAAGCAATGGGTAATGCTGGCCTTGCGGCTGACCCCAATAACAAACGCCGCATCCTTGACGCATTCCCTGAAATGGTCGCCACTTACGGCACCGCCAGCAGGCTGCACCAAGGCCTGCGCAGTGGGGCTGTCGTATGACCAGCAACGCCGACTACCACGCCGACCCAGCCGTCAGCGCTAGTCATCTCAAGGCGGTAATGCAGTCGCCCTACCACTACTGGAGTCGTTTCGTCAACCCGCAGCGCCCTCTAGTGGAGCCGACCGCTGCCATGCGGTTTGGTTCGCTGGTGCATTGCGTAGTGCTAGAGCCTGACGAGACAAGCAAGCGCTATGGCGTCTGCGGGCCACGCAACACCAAAGCCGGCAAGGAGCAAGCTGAGCAAATGGCTAGCGCTGGCATCGAGGCTGTCACTGCTAGTGACATGGCGCTTGCACTGAGTATGGCCGCCAGCGTCCGCGAGCATCCCTACGCCGCAGCGCTGTTAAGCGATGGCAAGGCCGAGCAGTCGTTCTGGTGGGATGACAAGGCAACCGGTCAGCGGTGCAAATGCCGCCCTGACTGGTATCAAGGCACCACCATCGTGGACCTCAAGACCTGCCAAGACGCAAGTTCCAGCGCATTTGCTCGCGCTTGCGCTACCTTCGGCTACCATACGCAAGCCAGCCACTACCTCAACGGCACCTTTGCGGATCGGTTTGTCTTCATCGCAGTGGAGAAGACCTATCCCTACGCCGTCGGCGTGTACGAGTTGGATGCTGACGCCATGGCCGCTGGCGCTGAGCAATGCCGCATCGGCTTGCAAACCATCAGCGACTGTCGTGCCATCAATGAATGGCCCGGTTACACAACCACCTGCGACACCATTGCAATGCCCAAATGGGCGCTATCTACGACCCCAACCATTGACTTCTGATGAGCACGCTTACCCTCTGGACACCAGAACAAACGCAGCTAATTTCAACCACCATTGCGCCTGGATGCAGCAATGACGAGCTACGGCTGTTTGCCTATGCCTGCCAGCGTACTGGGCTTGACCCGTTCAGCAAGCAGATATACGCCATCAAGCGTGGCGGCAAGATGACCATCCAAGCCGGCATCGACGGCCTGCGCAGCATCGCTGAACGCACCGGCCAACTCGATGGCAGCGAGACGCATTGGTGCGGTGAAGACGGCCAGTGGTCTGATGTATGGCTTGGCAGCAAGCCACCTGCCGCAGCTAAGACCGTCATCCATCGCAAAGGTGCTAGCCATCCTTTTGTTGGCGTGGCACGGTTTGCGGATTACAACGCTGGCCAAGGCTTGTGGTCCAAGATGCCTGCTGCCATGATTGCCAAATGCTCTGAGGCCCTAGCGCTTCGCAAGGCATTTCCTGCGGACCTTTCAGGCGTCTACAGCACTGATGAGATGGACCAAGCGGTTGAGCCCGTCACTGTCACCAGTACCGCTGCGCCAGCACTGCCAGCCAAGGCAGTGGGGGACGCAAAAGTGTTCCAAGCCGGCAAGGTAGCTATTGCCAAGGCTGACACCATGGACAAGCTCAAGGAGGTCACTGATCGCATGGAGGTGCGTAAAGCCAGCCTGAGCGATGAGCAGTACAACACCCTTATGGAGCTTGCACTGGCTAAGGAAACCGAGCTAGCAGCACCTGCAGACGAGGACCCATTTGCTGATGACTGAGCCGTATCTCACAACTGACCAACTAGCAGCGCGTTGGGGGCTGCAACCAGCAGCCATCAAAAACCAACGCGCACGCGGCATCGGGCCGACCTACTACACCATCCCTCGTATCGGCTTCCCCGCTGGTACGCCACGGGTCCGGTATCCACTAGCCCAAGTCCTGGCCTTTGAGGAGGCCAATTCCATCACCCCACTTAACTGACATGAGTCTTTACGCAACTGGCATTGTTCGCTTAATTACTGAGCCTGCAATGCGCACCTTTGACAGCGGCACTGTCGTCACCAACTTCGCTGGCGGCATCCAGGAGGGCAAAGACAAAGATGGCAATTGGATCAATAACGCCATCGACTGCGAAGCATGGGGCAAACCCGCTGAGTTGATTGTCGATAAGCTCAAGAAAGGCGACAGCATCCTTATAACAGGTGCCATTCGCCGTCAAGAGTGGAGCGACAAGGAAAGCGGCGCCAAGCGCAGCAAACATATCCTGAGCATTCAGCGCTTTGAGTTCATGCCTCGCAATAGCGCCACCACCGATGAACCCGTGTTTTAATTCCAATGTCTTTATCAATCAACCCAGGCGACATCACGGCAATTTACGCACATGGCCAATGGTTCAACGTAAAGCCCGGCACGATTTGCATTGATGCCTATGAACTTGTTGATCGTGAATTCGAAGACTGTTACATGATGGGAAATTATCTTAATGCCGAATATGCTCGTTTTGATATACCAGATAGCAATTTTACCACAATATGCCCTTGCGGCGCTACTGGGATTCAATTTGTAGAGCAAAAAACAAATGCTCGCGTTTCGTTTGCATTGATGGAAGTGCGTGCATTCAAGGAGGCATCCAAGTAATGAACCAAACCACCCTTGAGATTGCATTTAAGGAGTGGTGGGAGGCGTCCTACGGGCGCCCTCCCGGCACCCATGCAGTAATGACTCACGTTGCCTTTGCTGAATACATGCTGCGCCTGATGGAGCTAATGCAGGATGAATTGCCCTAACTGCAACGGCAAGTACAGCCGAGTTATGAACACTCGGCAAGAAACCGTCAAAACCATTGTCCGCCAGCGTATTTGCAAGGACTGCGCCCATCTGTTTTATGCGGTGGAAATAGTCCTGCCATACGAAGCTGTGCATTGGGAAAACAAGTCCATGCAGCGGGTTGATGGATTCCGCATTATCAAATTCTCTTGATGGCTACAGCTAAACGCATCCGCAACCGCACGTTGAACATCCGCGTAACAGATGATGAAATTGCACTAGCCCGCAAGCTAGGCAATGGTAATGCGTCGCACGGCTACCGATTGGCCGTGCGTTACATGGCAGAACGCTCCATTCGTGGCATCCCGCTTAGTACAATGCTGCGGGCTGCAGCGCAAATGGCCGCCGACCTCGAAAACGCGCCTAAACACGGCAGAACACCCACCACCAGACCTCAATGACAATCCTTTCAGATTACGAAATCCTTGCCTTGATCAATGACGGTATGGTGCAAAACCATGACCGCGAGCTGATAAATCCCGCCAGCTTGGACCTACGACTTGGCAATTTGATCATGCTTGAATCGGTGACATCACACCAGATGATCCCGCTGGACATCAGTCATTACACCGCCGACCATCCATACGAGTTGGTGCCGGGGCAATTCATCTTGGCGCAAACCATAGAAGTGTTCCACATGCCGGAAGACATCGCTGGCTTGTTTTTCCTTAAATCCAGCCGCGCACGAGAGGGCTATGAAAACCTGCACGCCGGTTACGCCGATCCGGGATGGCACGGCAGCACCTTAACGCTTGAGCTAAAGAACGCCCGTCAGCTTCAACCATTGCCGATTTATCCGGGGCTCAAGATTGGTCAGATGGTATTTTTCCGCATGAGTACCACGCCAGCAATCAGCTATGCCGCTGTCGGTCATTACAACAATGATGCTTTGGTGTCATCGTCCAAGCAATTCCTTAGCAGCGTCGAGATGCCACGGCTGGATGCTGCCGCATGATGCAACAGCTTCTTTCGTCAGCCAATGGATTTGCGACCGCTGGCTTGCTTCTGCCTCAGCCAACAACAACGCATATTCCAGCAGCCCATTCATGTCGCCACGCTTATGCAGCTCGCGTAATGCACTTGCATTGGCAGCACCATGAAATTGTGCTTCCATCGTATGAACAAGTGGATTCATCATGTCATCACTAAAAGACTACCTTAATGAGATCGCAAGGTTTCCATTGCTCACGGTGGACCAAGAGATTCAATACGGTAGGCGCATTGCCAAAATGCGTGAGCTGCAGCAGTTAGAGCGTGACCTAACAGCAGCAGAAGATCGGCTAGTGCGTAGCGGCCAACGCGCACGCGAGCGATTTATTCAATGCAACCTGCAACTTGTGGTGCATGTAGCAAAGAAGTACGAAAACCGCAAGCGCAAGTCGCTTGAAATTATGGACCTGATCCAAGAGGGCAACATCGGCCTAGCGCGTGCGGTTGAGTTGTTTGATTATTCACGCGGCTACAAATTTTCGACCTACGCATACTGGTGGATTAAGCAAGGCATACAACGCGCCTTGTCGCAGAATGATTCGATGATCAGGTTGCCGACTGGCCTGCATGACCTTTTAACAAAAATAGCTAGGGTACACACAGAGCTTGGCCATCAGTTCTGCCGTACGCCAACGCTGCATGAAGTGGCAAATCACATCGGCATTGACATCAATGTAATTTATGATGCAATGCAACGCAGTTATGCGGTATGCAGCTTGGATATGTCACCCATCAACAATGATGGCGTTACGTTGATTGATCTTATCGCTGACCCGCAATCAACAGTTGACTTTGACGACCTAAGTATCAGCCATCAAGCGCAAGAGATGATGGACCTAATGGATGAGTACCTCGACGATAGGTCAAAGTATGTCATCAAAAATCGAAGGCTACAAAAGCCGGTGTCATGGCGTGAACTAGAGACTGCCACTGGCGTATCAGGTACGCGCCTGCAGCAGGTCGAGCGGGCTGCCTTGCTAAGGCTAAAACTCATGTTGAACAAAGGAAAAGAACTCAATGGAACGCCGCTCGGCGGCCTAGGCTAATCAAGCCGTCGAAATTGGTGGCTGTCATGCCGCAACCTACCATTGAAAGAATATACACGGGCTCAGGTTATGTCTGGCGTGTATGTATTGCTGGAATGTGCAAAGAACACCAGCAAGACTGGCAAGCGTTAGTTTTCTATCACCAGATGATTAGCAATTATCCTCAATCCACTGTTGGACCTGTGCCTCCAATTTTGAGGACCAAAAACTTTGTAGCTTGAACCACTCCTGCCAGTGCTGACTACCCTTGCGGCGATTGCAGGTTTTACAAGCTGGCACTAGGTTGCTGACAATGGTTGCGCCGCCTTTATGGCGTGGCTTTATGTGGTCAAGCGTATCTGCTGATGCGCCGCAATATGCGCAGCAGTGCTGCCACGCCTCAAAGATGTGCTGTCTAAATTGGTGTTTTGCATTGCGTTTAGGGATCAGGTCGGCACCATCAATCCGATGATCCATTCAATCGGTCAAGATGGGAGCACTTAACGTAAAGCCGCGTTCGCTGTCAATAAAGCGCATTAACTGCTGCGGGCGTTCGGGTGAAAATCCTAACTTCAAGCTGTAAGCAGTTGGGCCGATAAGGCTGCCATTGATGCTAAACCCAGTTCCAAGGGTTAAGGTGTGAAAATGCCCTAAAAATGTATGGTCAGCGCGGATGCCTACATCCTGTCGGTAAACCCATTTCGTCAGGGGCACCGTGATGCCACCAACGCCGCCGCCGTATTTAACCGCGTCACCGTGATGGAAGCGCAATCGCTGGCCTAGCACGTCAATATAAAGGATATTGCCGTCACTGATTTGCCACTCGACGTGAGATTCATTGCGGAAATGACGCCGCAGTGATTGGTACATCAACCACTCGAAGCTGTTTTCTGTTGCGTTACTTTGCTGCTTAACAGTAGTGCGGCCATGATTGCCGACACTGCATGGTACGATCAATCGCTCTAGTTTGCCGTGTTCCAGTAGGTAATCAATGCCGGCAGCAATAGCGCGTTCGCATTCAACAAGCTGCTGCGTTGGGGTGAGGTCCTGCTGCTGAGTTGCATCAGGATGCAACTGGTTGTCAATCAAGTCACCACCAAGCCATAGCACCATGGTATTGATATCAACGCTGGTGCGCGCCATGTCGATTACTTTAATCGCATTACGAAATAGCGCTGCGGCGCGGTCGTGAAATGTCTCGACGTTATAAGCATTAAGTTGATTGACCGATTCAGGCTTGACTACTGCGCCGCAATGCCAATCAGAACACAGCAACACCGGAACTGATTCAGACCGTGTGCCGGCTGCTGCCGCTGTAATTGGCTTGATATTATCAATTTCTCGAATGTCAAGCGCTGCATTGAGTTGGTCTTGCGTTGCAGCAAGTTTTCCTAGCAACTGTTCGCGGTCTGTTGTGGCAACCTTGAATTGGTCGCGCAGTCGCCGTACCTCAAGTTGCAGCGTGATAACGTCGTTGTCTTCGCGATACTTATGGTTAGGGCAAAATCCAGACTTGCAAAATAGCTGACCTGTTGACGGGTCACGCTGCAAGTCTTCCGCTGGTAGTTTTTCGCGGCATCGCCGTTGACGGCGGCATGTGAACACCAGTTGGTCAGCCATGCCGCAGCAGATGCGTTGATGCAACTCTAGCTACTTAATAGTCCCACCGGACTCGTGGCCGGCCTTGACGTATTCCTAGATGCACGAAACCCTTAGGTGCGCCATAGCCGAGCGAATACGGCCATTCCTTATCGCACCATGCTTGGACTTTATTGATATCTGCGCCGTCAATGTAAAAATCAACAGCGCCAACATCAGCCGCATTGTACAAATGCTCGCTAGCCGAAGCGCCACCAACTTGACGGTTGATGGCCGCCGGACGGTAGCCGCTGGTGATGGTCACGCGCTTGCCACCAAATGCGCTGCGCACGCGCTCCAAAAAGGTAGCCAACTCAATAGCAGTATCTACCTGATGCTGCTCTGTGAATCGCCGAGCAGGCTGCCCTAAGGCAAATTCACCAAGCGTAAAGTTGGCGGTAAGGCTTGTGCCAAATGGGCTTGATGGCGTCACCTTGACCGATGGCAAGCCTTCGCGCCATAGCTTGCCCTCAGCAATACGGCGTCGCTTGAGGCCCGCCTCGACGTTGGTGCCAGGGTTGCGGTAAAGCAGCAGCGCATCAGGTACTGAAGCCCAATCTTTCTCACGCAGTCGCTTGCTGATGGTTTCAAAACCTGCAGCACCGTAGAAGCCGGCGCCGAGGTTGTAGGCAAAACTAATCAGCGCAGACTGCTGCTCATCAGCCATCTCCTTCCAGTGAGGCACATCCTTGCCCAGCTTGGCGGCGATACGCTCGACTTCCTCAAGCAGCAGGCGGTCCGCTTCAATGACGGTGATTTTGTCGCCTTGCTTTACCTTACGACCGTCTTGATAGCGCGTGGTGCCGTAGCCAATAGTGGCGACATCCCAGCCGTGCAGCGGGTCGGGGTAAGCGCTCAGGTGACAGCCCTCAAACTCTTTGATGAGCTTTAGCGCGGGCGTGTAATCCTGCTGCAAACCGCCTTGGCTCCATGTCTTAAACCAACCTTGCTCGCGACCAAGGATGTGCGGGTTGGCTTTATTGATCGCCTCCTCTAGCTCGGCGATACCGGCCATCTGGTGAGGTAATGCCTTGTAATACTTGCAAAGATCAAGCAGGCAAATCTTGTTAGTCACGTTTCCAGGGTGCATGGATGCTTATTGGACCGCCGAGCAATTGACTGTTACCAGTCTGCAAGGTGTCGTCAATTGGATGCTCGACCATGATTGGTGGCGGCATGGCAGGTGGTTGCGTTGCTTGCCAATCGGCTTCGGCCTTATCCAACTTGGCTGGCAGTGTTTTTTGCCAGCCGAGTTTACCGAAACCAATCAGACCTTTTTTGCTTTGATCAGGCGCAGAATCTGAAACACCAACTGAATGATGCTGTTGCTCTTAAGTGGCGACAGGGCAACCAACTCAGATGCGGCAGCAACGCAAATCCAAAATGCAGGGTGAGATAGAAATTCCATGACTACACGCGGGGGTGTGCCTCTAGTTTAGTCACACGCTGCTCAACCGCGCCAAGTCGCTGAAACGTTTCCCGACGGTCGTCTTTGATGTCGGTGTGCAACACTTCAAGTTGCGTGGCGATGTGCTCAACTGCGCTGGTCAGTCTGATCACAGCATCACGGGCTTCATCGCTCTTACGGGTAAACCCCATGGCGCCCATAGCCGCAACTGAGATGCTGGCGCCAGCCACTGCGGCAACGACTTCAATCATGGCAGCAGTGACTACAAAGCTATCTTAGCGACCTTGACCCCTGTAGAGCTTGCGGTCGCCGCGAGGTTTACTGCGTCTGCCGCTACCTTGGCGAGTGAGCTTTTGCACCGGCTCCTTGCGGATAGTGCCCGACAGTCCGGCTTTTGCTTTTACTGCCACGGCATACCCTGAGCTGTGGTCGGTGTGCGCTGCTCGTCGATCTGCGCTTGCAGTGCAGCTTGAATTTCATCCACCTTCTCGGTGCCGCCAAGCTTGGCTTGCACCCAGCCGATTACCAGTTCAGGTGTCAGGTCGGCATACGGGATAACTTCGCCTTCAGGTTGCTCCAAGCCGATAGAGCCGTACGCCGAGCTGGTGTAAACCGCATCGCCGGACGTGGCGTTGACGGTGTAATGCACTGTGAACACGATGCCATCAGCGGTGTGGCGTTCCATCTGGGCGATGTTCCAGGTGTACTCGGTGGTTGTAGGCATGGATCAGGTGGGGATAGGTGAACTGTAGCTGGGGTCAGTAGAGAGTAGGACTACGAGGCTTCTAGGACTGCAACGCGATTCTTCAAGGATGCGATCTCAGTAATGGCTTCCTGCAGCGCAGCCGTCAGCAGAGGCACCAGCTTGGATTGGTCGATGCCTTGCATGACGGGGTTGCCGTCAGCATCAACTGCATCCTTCTCGCCGGTGACGCACTCGGGGACAACGGCCTGTGCTTCGTGGGCGATGAATCCGTCAACGGTCTTGTCGGGGTCTGCGATGAAGTTGAAGCGGCGAACCTGGAGCTGATTGACGCGACCAATGGCGCCTGTCAGCGGGACAACGTTCTCTTTGAGGCGGTAGTCGGAGGAAGTGTTGTATGCAGTAGCAGCATTTGTTGTTGTTATGCTTCCAACTTGCGTACTATTTCGATAGAAATTCTGAATTTCTTGCGAAGTTGAACCAGTGGCCGTGTTCTGTAGCGTTAAACAGCGTTCACCATTCCTGGCGATTGTCAGTTGCCCACTGAATCCACTTGTGCAGTTAATAAACATATCGCCATTTTGGCTAATCCTCATCCGCTCCGTCAAGCTGCTCGCTCCGTCGGCGGTGGTAGAGAAGACGAGCCTGCCCGGCATGTCGTTAGTGCCTGGGGTGCCGTCTACATAGCTTTCGATTGATGCAGTAGGAATTAAGTTTGTTCCATCTGCACCTGTAAAGACAACCGCTCCAACTTGGTCACCACTTTGCACAACAGTGTTTAAGCCGACAGTGGCATTTCGGCTTCGGCCTAGATAAAGAATGGGATACGGGTTTTGCGCACTACTTGATCCATTAGCAATCATCGAAAGTGATGACGTGCCATAAGTTGTGCCTTCAACTTGTAGCGCAGCAGTTAAGCTACCGCCATAAAAATTACTACGCGCAGTAGACGTGCCAACTAACACCCTACCGGAGCTATCCAACACAATGTTGTTGCTGCCCGAGCTGGCGTTCTTGAGGTTTGTGGTTGATAAAGTGCTCATGATCAGCCCTCGTAGAGAATGTTGATCGACCCGGCGTCAAAGGTGTCGGTGCCGTTGACGGTGGTGATGCGGACGCGGTCGAGGGTGGCGGAGAGGGTTTTCGTACCACCCATAGAGGCAGTAAAATAATTCGATGCAGAAAACATAAGCCCTAATGCAACCCATGCATTGCCGCTGATATTAGTAAACGTCACTGAACCTTGATAAGTATCCGCAGCAGTGTTGCTGGTTCTGATACCGAACCCGGTAGTGAATGAAGTAGACGCAAAAGAGCTTGCGCCAAAGCTGGACGAACCTGCCGTGTAACCTGTAATTTCCACCCCGCCTGCGTCACCCAGTTGAATCTGAATAATCGAAGTCCCATTTGTACTCACCCCATCAAACATCACCGTCACCCGCTTCGCCCAACTCGGGATGCCGGTGAAGTCCACTGAGGTGCCACTGGTGGATGCCTTGGCGGTGTCCAGCACCATGCGGCCATTAACCCAGCTCAGGTTACCCGCACCATCAGTGCCGAGGATGTTGCCGTTGCTGCCATTCCCGCCGGGCAGCACCAGCGTGTTTGAGCCAGCGACTGCTGGTGCGTCGATCTCGGTAAAGCCCGAGGTGGCGCCATTAAGTCTTAGGGTCATGGTGTTACCTCCAGGGCAGCTTTGATGTCATCGGGGGTTTCGGCTGCGTCGATCGCATCCTGAACGTCGCTGTATTTCTCGCGGATGGCTTGACGGGCTTCTTCTGCTACAGCAGCGTCAGCACCTGGAATCTGTTTCATAATCACTTCGTCAAAGGGCTTGAACTCCTCAGCACGTTTGGTGCGGCGAAGGTCGTGGCCGATCTCTTTGCAGCGGTCGAGGTCTTGCTCGATGCAGCAATCGCCCATTGTCCACGCGTTGCGGAAGAAGCGGTCGGCAGGGATGTCGGCTTCATCGACGATTTCGTAGGCAACGCCTTCGGGAACATCCTTGAGCGCCAGTTCGACGGACTCGGTTGGGATGATTACCGCGACGCCGCCTTCAGGTGTGGAGTAGATGATTCGTTTCATGGTGGTCATGGGTTAGCGGAAGATGGATACGTTGATGTAGTCAGAATCTACCAGTGTTCCGGCGCTACGGTTAAACGTTGAAAATCTTACCGCAGTAGTTGTTGGGGCCGCACCGTAACGCCCAATAAATGTTTCGTCTGTGGTTCTAACCGCAACACCACTAACACCATAATTCGCATCCGCCAACGCCGTCGTGAAGTTCACCGTATAGTCTCCCGTCCCGTTATCCGTAATGCTGCTCACATTGAAGCTAGCGCGGATTGCCACGGTGCCGGTGCCGTTGAAGTTCACCCACGCTTTTGCCAGACCCGAAGCCTCGCTGGTGCCCAGCTTTGCGGTGGTGACCGCATTGGCGGCAATGTCAGCCGTGGTGATGCAGTCATCAGGAAGACCACCTGCGCTGATGCCGGTGATGGTTCCTGATCCGTTGATTGCGATTGGCATGACTTACACCACCACCCAAGAGGCGCCACTGGGGACCGTGACGGTTACCCCAGAGTTTATCGTGATTGGTCCTGCTGTCACAGCATTTTTGTTGGTACTCAAAGTGTAATTGGTCGTTACGGTCTGGCTATTTTCAAAAAACACCGTATCGGCACCGCCGCCCGTGGCACCGCCGCCCACGCTTGACCATGCAGTGCCGTTATAGCCCTCGAACTGAGTGAGCGTGGTGTTGAACCGGATCATGCCTGAGTTAGGTGATCCGGGCCGCTCTGCTGTGGTGCCAACCGGCAGATCCAGCACGCCGGTACCGGTCAGCAGCACATCACCGCCGAATGTGGCGGTGCCGCTAAACGTCGGGCTGGCGGTTGTTGCCAATCCAAGGTTGGCGGTGGCCAGCGTACCAACGGTGATCCACGCATTGTTCGCCGCATTACGCAGCTTCAGCAGCCCTGCAGTGGTATCCGCCCACCACTGGTAGGCGTACATCGTTGCCGGCTCAGTGGCGCCGCTGTTCTGACTGACGATGGCAGCAAGGCCATTGTTTAGGTCAGCGCGGAAAGCAGCGCCGGACTGGTTGGCAATGATGTAGTCATGTTGCGCCATCGTTAAACCTCTCGGCCATAGCCGACCGCAGTGTAGGTGAAGTTACGATTCACGCTAGTGCCAGCACTGTTCTTAAATTCTACAGTAAAACCAGTGCGCGTCACACTCGTCACCGTAAAGAAGTCGCCTGTAGCCATGTTAAACCCAGTGATTCCGACATTAGGCGGCTGGTAGAAGGCATTATCGAACACCACGGCATACGCTCCAACGCCACTGGCTAGCGTGCCTGACTGCTCGGTGTGGAGTTGCAGCTCCATCAAGCAACCAAGCTCGTCGATGATGATGTTGATGTCGGGGTCTTCTGAAACTGCCCTTACCTTGAACTGGAAGCCGCGACCTCGGGCGATAACGTTCGAGAACTCATTCCATTCGCCATAGGTAGGCGTGCCAGATGGGTCATCGGTAGTGGTGCGAACGTACAGTGCAGCGTTGACCTTATCAATGTTGTCTTCATCAATGTCGGGCCATTCGTCTATTAGTGCCACCTTGTCATCCCATAATGCTGCTGGCACAAGCGGGCGTGTAGTAAAACGGCGACGCAGGTTTACGTCGTAAGTGGCGCCCATATCCCAAGTGGCGCCGAACTCGTATTCGCCTAGTGGGTTAATGCCACCAACGGCATCAATAGCTATAAGTGCATCCCAGTTGCCATCGAGCGCCATGTCGTCAACAAGTTGACCGCTATCGATAATCAAACCATCGTATTCGTCTGAATAGATCAGTCCTGCCAGGGTTCCATTAAACGGTGGAACCGTTTGGTCTTCGGCGTATTGCTTGAACAACGACCGTGGCTGCGGTTCTGGGAAATCAGCAATGACGGAACTGGGATTGGTGGAGCGGTTGCCGGTATCATCTTCAAACTTCAGCAGGTACGTCCCTTCCAGCATCGGCACTTGCTTTTGCGTTTGAGATCCTGCAGCGGCAGCAACAATCTCCTGCGACTCTTCCCATGTAGCGCCAACCATCAAAGTGCTGTGGCGAATCAGTACCTTTCCGCCTAGCAGCACATCTAAATCGACTGCTCGATCCCAAGCAAGGATGCCGCTGAGTTGGTCGCCGGGTATAAGGCTGGCATTCTCTACATCACTCGGAGGTGCTGTTTTGCCGAATGCTTCGACAGTTAAAGATGCAGGCAGGACTGATGTACTCAAGTTGGCGCCAACTGCATACACTTCAAATTCGTAAACGCCGGGAGTTGTATCCAGTACTTCGTAGTCAAGTCGCTTGATTCGTTCGTCCGTAAAGTTGCCGTTGCGTGGACGCCAGCGGATTCTATATTCCTGCACTCCCTCTACGCTGTCCCAGTCAACAACCAACTTGGATTTAGCGGTACCACCAGCGTCATAAAGCAACTCTGTTGCTGACAAGTTATTGGGCGCCAGCGGAACGATGTTTAGATCGGTGATGTCCCGTTGCTGTAGCGGCTGGTCACGCTCGATGTAGACATATTTGCTGCTGCTATATGACAGCGCAGTAATTGCATAGCTAGATCCATCTTGCTCTGCAATGCCAAGCACACGCCATGTTGACGTTTGGATATTGCTGGTTTCATATACCCATACGCTGTTTGCGCTTGGTGCTGCGCTAAATGCGTTGGTAACAGTAATAATGTTGCCGCTTATCCCTTGCACTTCGCGCAACTCAACGGTGCCCGTAGGTAGCACGACCGAGATGGTGCCAGGTGCAGCTAGGCCGGTGGCATTGTCTACTGTGATGGCAATCGTGGTGGCGCTTGTGATGCGTCCGCCACGTCTGGCGCCAGCTTTTACTGGATCGGCAATGCTGATGACTTGCCCAGGGCGCACGATGACGCCAGCATCCATGCCGGTGCTGAACGTAACGGTTTCACCTTCGTACCGCTCGGAATACAGCAACCACTCGCCAACGCGATGAGCTTGACCTCTGCTCGTACAAGCAAAAGCGCTGACTTCAGTTTTCACCACGCCGTACTTAGCAATGGCTTCTGCGTCTTCCACCACTTCGTAAGTGATGTCGCGCAATGCCAAATCTAGGTAGCTGACAACTGCGACATTGGGCCGTGTTTTGAGGCTGCTGCCGCTGTAGCTAAAACCATCTGCAGTAACATTCGCCAGCGTAAACAGATACGAAGGATCAACCGGCTTGTCTTGCGAAACCGTTAGCGAACCGATGCTCCAATACGGCATTGCTCGAAATACCGAGCACATGTCATTAATGAGCTTGTACGCTTCTTCGCTGGTTTGAATGTTGACGTTACAGCTAAACCGTGGCTCAAAGCCACCAAAGCCATCAGGCACCAACTCACTGCAATACTGACTAGCAGCAAAAAATGAAAACTTGTCTAGCTGGGCGGCATCAAGATGTTCTCCTAGGCCATAGCGCGTAGACGTAATAAGATCCCATAGGATCCACGCGGGGTCAGAACACCACTGCGCTGCGCCGAATGTGCCATTCCAGATGCCGGCGTAGGTAAGCCGTCCTGTAGTTGAATCAACAGTTGCATTGCTGGGGATTGCTACCTTGATGCCGCGAATCAGGTAGCTGCGTTGCGGGATGCTGTTGAACTGTTCTGCATCAACGCGGATGCCAACCAGCGCACTGTTCGGGTAGGCGAGGCGGCTATAAATGATTTCCGTATAACTTGTCCACGTAAACGCATTGGATAGCCGAAGGTCGCCGCTATCTGCAGTGGTACGCACCATGCGTACATCTACTGGGAAAGCGCCGTTCAGATTTACGAGGTATGCCTTTTGGTACGGGTCGCCAGTGCGGCCCGAAACGGTGTCACTGATGACGGTGGTAAAGCCACCGCCGTTGTACTGGATTTGTATTTGTAGGCTAAAACTTTGCCCTACGGTGTCGCCTTCGTTGGTGATTTGTTCCAGTCGGGGGACTGTGATGGTGATGCGTACTGCATCGGTCTGTGAATCGGTGATGGTGCGCGTTACGGGACCATCATTGCGGACAGTTACATTGACTGAGCGCTCATCTTCAATTTCGCTAGCAAAAGGAATCAGGTCTTGGTTTTGCGTTCCTTCGCGCGTATAAACCGTTACGTTCTGGAAGTTAAAAGTGCCGTCTGTATTTTGTAGCGGGGTGTTGTCTAGGTAGATGCTTTTTAGGCCATCTTTTAAGCCTGCGATTTCGCCTTCGCTGATTAGGTCAATCAGTTCAGCATATTGGCGGGAGTCGAGGCCGTCACGTTCCGTTGTTGGTGTGCGTGCAGCGCCACCGCCACCGCCACCTTTGCCGCCACCGCCGCCGCCTGCACCAGCAATAAGTTTGGTCATGCTGCCACCTGTACGGTGTCGATGCCAGCGGAGATGACTACACTACCGACAAGCGTTTCGCCGTAGACGATAGGCACTGGTACGCCTTGTCTGCTGGTGTTTTGGATGCCGCTGAAGCTGTAGCTCTTGCGTGGGTCGTCTTGGGTGTCGGCGCCTTGGGCTACCCGTGGTGTTGGCGTGAGCAGCTGCGCGACGCCGCCAAGCACCAAGCTGGCGCCAAGGCCAAACAATGCTGTACCAACAACCGTAAATCCAGCTTTTGCACCTGCCGCAATAGCCGCTGCAGTTGCAGTTCCGATGCCGGGTATAAACGCTAGTGCTATGAGCGCCACACCTGCCAAAATCCGCCCGACCGCACCCGCGCCTGCCACTACAGGCACAAAGCTGATGGGCGCTTGCCCTGCAGGGTGATGCAGCTCTTCTAGGTCGAGGTCATAAGTGCCGACGGTGACGCGGTAATGCTGGTCGCTCATGTGCGCTTCAAGCTCGGGCCAGTTGGCCAGCAAAAACCGCACCGCTTCGGCTGCAGTTGCCACATCCGCTTCAAGCACGCGATGGCCGATGAACTTGGCGAGCTTGCCGTACAGCTTGATCTTACGCAGCATGACGCAACCTCCTTCCAGTACATTTTAGGAGCCAGCTTCCATATAAGTCGCGGCTGCTGAGCCGCCCTTGGATGTGATGCAGGATGGTTTGCTCGCCAAGGTAAACGCCAACGTGATTCAAGCCGGTGCTATTGAGTGCCATCAGTACGGCATCGCCCGGCTTCAAACCTTCGTCTTCGGTTAGCTCGCGGAAGCCGGTTTCCTTCCAGCAACGGTCAAAATATGGCTCGGCTTGGAATTGCTCGGGGCTAGCGCACCGGTCCCAATCACGCAGCATGATTCCCTGCTCGGCGTACCAGTCGCGGGCTAGTGTCCAGCAGTCATGCACACCAAACACCCACTCACGGCCAATTAGTGGCGCCTTGTAGCCGCATGGCTTGCATTCGCCCCATGCCTCGGTCTTGGGGTTGACGATATGCCACGGCAAACCGCTGGTTTCGCAGGCAGCGCGATCTGCTGGTGACGGCAATGGGTTAGTGACTGGGTGGCTGTGCACCACTGCGATGATCTCGCCGACATCTTCTGCTGCGGCCCAGTCGTCTGGGTTGAGCACAAAGAACTGATCAGGACTGGTTGCAAGGTTTTGACATGGCCAGTATTTGCGGCGTCCTTTGCGTACGATGAGCAGCCCGCAAGACTCGCGTGGATCTTCGGCCTTAGCGTGTTCCAGTGCCGCGTCTTGCCAAGTCATGTGAAGAATGTACCAACGCCGGGATAGCTGCCGTATGGAATGGCAGCGTTAGCCCTAAATGAGTAATTCTGGTCAGTAGCAGAAAATGTGTAGGTAGCCGATGAAATGGACCCCAGCACATAAAAGCTCCAAGCAATGTTGCTTGACCCAGACACGTAAGTTTGACTTAAAATAGCGACTTTACTTTTTGTCACGCCAACTTTTGAGCTACCAAATACACCTTGTCCTATGCTTGTAACTTGGGCCAAACGGCTAAGCGGCAACACACTGGACGCTGCATACCAGCCAACTGAGATTGCGGCGCTTTCGGCAAAATAGGCCCTATCGGTGCTTCCGTTGAATGCTCGGTTGGTTGTTCTTGTAGCAGTCAAAGTAAGAATTGTTTCTGTTACCGGCACGGGCGGGGAAATGGTCAAGGTAGTGCCAGAGACTGCAACCACTTGAGTATTAGCAGCTAGGTATGTGCCTGTTACTGTCATCCCAGGGGCTATACCGGTAGCGTCTGTCACGATGATTTGGCTCAAGTTGGTCTGCAATGTGCCCGTCGTACTGCGGTTTGTTGATGCATTGGCGTTTTGACTTAGCGTTATTAGCGCGGTGTTTGTATTGGTGGTGATGGTGCCACTTGGCAAGCCGAATCCCGTCACCGGAGTGCCAACGTCAAAATTGACGGCTTGCGTAAGCGTCAGGATATTGCTGCCGGTGGTTACGTTGCCAAGAAGCCGCTGTTGTGCAAACCGCAGTTCGCAACTGTTCAACCGTTTGCCGCACACATCTTCCCCGATGGACCCAACTGGCTGATCATTGAAGTTGAAGTATGCGTTGCCGGTATAGCCGCATTCGGAGCCACGATAGATCCACTGGCATATATTGCTGACGCATTGCCGCTTGGGTGCTCTGACACCTACAAGGTCAAACGCAGCGGCAAGTTCAAATTCAATAAGATCTCTATTCTCTCCGGCCTTGCGATCGACGTAATAGATCTCACGCGGGAACTCGGCGGTCGGGTCCGGCGTGCCGTATGGGTTGGTGCCACCGGGGAAGTTAGCACCGTCGATGTAACGTGCCAACGTGCGGATGCGTGTCACCTTGGCGCCTTCTAAACCATTAGGTAACGACAAAATCAGTGCCGTGATGGTGCCAAAGATATTGCTAACGCGCAACTTGGGGCGTGGCAACGAACCCGTGCCTGTGTATTCAAACTCTGTTGCCTCGATTGGGAAAGCCAGATACGTTTGGCTGTTCCAGATGATATTGCCGTTGCCGTCAGCATTGACGCCAGCGTGGAAGTAATAAGTCTCATTTACACCGTGCTGCGTTGCATTTAGCTCAAGCTGAAACAGCTCGATTACAGCGCTAGGTGCAATGGCCTGTAGGTCGGAAAATGGTACAGCCATCAGGGTTCAAATACCTGCTTGAACGTAGCGCGAATCACAGCACGAAATGGCTCATCGATTGATTTTTGCCACTCGCTACAGATCCACTTGTAGCTGGTGCTGGTATCCGGTGGCGTCCAGTCAAATGATTCGGCACCGGCGCGAGCCTCAAGGAATGTTTCAATTTCGTCGGATACTTCCTCGGTTACATTCCACTCAAGCGTCCATTCCTTCGGGTCTTGGTTGAGGCCAAACCGTACGCGCTGCTCGTAGCCGTCGCCAAACTTGGTAGAGCGCACGGTAGGCGCACTGCTCTTGCTGGCGCCGACGCGGGGTTTGTAGTCGGGGAAGGTAGCCATTAGCGTGCCAAGATGCCGCCTGGGCGTTGTTGTTTGATTAGCTCTGACTGTACTGCAGCACTGATGACACGGCCAAGCTGGTTAGCGCCTTGCTCGTCGCCTTCTACGCTGCTGCCTTTGGCGTCTACGTTGACGACCACGTTAGTGTTGCCGCCGCCCATCTTGTCGTTAGCGACGATGGTGCCACTGCGGCCTGGCACAAACAGCTCGGGGCCACGCTCGCCCACCATGTACATCTGGCCGCTGGATACCGGACCACCTTTGGCGCGACCGGGGATCAAACCCATCCCAAACGATGATGGGTTGAACGATGATGCAGTGCCGCTAAATGCACCACTGAAGTTGCCAACCGGGCCAATGCCTGCGCCGCCGCCAAACAACCCAAGCAACTGCTTGAAAGCATACATGACAACCATTTGAGCAATAATCTCAGTTGCCATATCAATGAATGACTTGGCTATATTTTGGAAGAACGATGCCAAAGATTCCTGAACGCTTTGTGTTCCTGTGATGATTCCTTGGAATGAAGATGAAAAAGCATCACCAATGCCCTGAGCGCCGCGTTGCGCCATGTTGATTGGATCTTGCAATTCAGCCAGCTTGGCTTTATACTCATCAATCTTTTGCTGTGCGCGATCACTTGGATCAAGGTTTACATCTGTTCTAAATGCACCAGCGCCGCCGGGCAACATCCCGCCCATTGACAAGCCAGCAAGCTCATAAAAGACTTCTAGTTGCTTCTTAAGTTCTTCGGTTTGCAGCTCTAATGTTTGCAGTCTTCTGATTTCATCATTAACCGCCATTAAGTTTACTTTTTGCTCTGCATCTTTTAATTCATTTATTTCGCGCAGGCGATCTTGATGCTCATATTGAATCTGGAGTCGCTTGCGTTCAATTTCGGATGTGGTGCCGAGTAATACGGCTTGGCGAGAGAATTGGCGGAACAGGTCATTACCACGCTCAACTGACCGCTGCAGTTCATCCGCCAGCCGCTTGGCTTCGTCAGCAGCTTTGCTGGCGCCACCACCGCCTGCACTGCGGCCGCCGCCGCCGCCTACCGTAGCGCCTAAGGGCGTATTAAGCGCATTGGGCAGCGCAGGCAGTGTTGGCTTGGATGCAACAGGCGACTTAAATTCAGGCTGCTGCTTTAGCAGTTGCATAAACTTTTCTGTATTCATTCCAAGTCCCAAAAAGCCAGTGCCAGCGCCAGCTTGTTGCTGCAATGACTTTCTGCGCTTTTCGCCAATTGTTTCATCAATGCCAGCAAGAGTTCTTGGTGCGGCTCCTATTTGCCCTGACTGCACAGCTTGCTGCGCAATCATTTTGTTAGGGCTCATTGAAAACAATTGTCCTAATACTTGGATGCCTTTTGTTGCTTCTGCGATTACAAAGTTAATAAGCCGAACAATGCCGCCCAATGACGGGCCCAGCACTGTATCAAGGGCTCTAGTTAAATTGCCAATTTGGTTGACCATTTTTGATATTTCACTTGACACCGTACCGCCAAGCTCCTGGGTTGCCTTTTCTGCTACTCCGCTAGCGTTGGCTTGCTTGGCAACGTTTTGATTATATTTAACCAGATCATCATTGACAAGCGGAAGAATTGCTTTAAGCGCATCTACGCTGCCAAACAACTTAACGAGCTGGGTAGTGCTGCCTCCTGTTTTTGTTTTTACTTCCTCAAGTAAACCGCCAAACCCCTTAGCGCGTAATCCTGCTTCGTTAAATTGTATGCCCAAAGATTTTGCAAGCTCTTCAGCTTCTTGGCTAGGTTTTAAAATTGAAACCAACGCTTGATTTAATCCGGTAAATGTTGCTTCAACCGGTACGCCCTGCGCGGTTATTGTGGCTATGGCGGCATTCATTTCATTGATGCCAACACCTGCAGCCTTAGCAGTAGGAGCAAGTCGGCCTATAAGCCCTGCATATTCATTTAATATAATTTTGCCGTCGTTTTGAGTTTGTATAAACCCATCTACCAGCGATGCAGCATCATCCGCCGACTTGCCGTAAGCGTTAAGAACGCTGGTTACAGCATTGCCAACGGTGTTAATGTCTGATAGCCCGCCTGTTGCGCCTTTGGCTGCAGCTTCTAAGACTTTTGTGTTATCCGCTGCATTGGCGAATCCAGACGAAGCTACATCATAGGCTGCTGTTAGCAACTGAGTTTGCGAATAAAGACCTCCTAGTTTTTGGCTTAAGCCTAAAAGATTGCCTTCTAATGCTTTGCTGTCTACCCCAAGTGTGCGGACTGCCGCTGCAGCTTTTTCCGCTTCGTTGAATCCTTTAAAATACCTTCTTGCAACATCTGCAACCGCTAGGCCGGTTCCTAGATTTGATAATGCGCGGGCGAGAACATTGATCTTACTAGTAGAGGCCTGCGCCGAATCGCCAAGTTTAATAAACCTGCCGTTTGCGTCACGCAGCTTGCCGTCTACGCCTTTGAATGTTTGCTCAAGTTTGCTGCCGGCGTCATTAACCTGCCGCAGCTTGCTGACCGCATTACGGCTGTCAACGTTAATAGCAACGTTTGCGACAACCGACACAGCCGACCTACCGTCTTCGCTTCATTCTACGTTCCTGCTCTTCGTTCTGCAGCTCAAAATAAGCTGACCATACCAGCAACTCTTCTAGTGTTACCTCTTGGTTGAGCTTGGCCAATGAGTAGCCAAGCTCTTTCGCAATACCAAGTTGCAGCAGTAGCAGGTTGTCTTTACTTAGCTCCCGCTTGAGTGCTTTTCATGTCAACCTCTTCCTCCTCGGGGTTGGTGATGATCGCCAGCATCAATGCCTGCAGGTCGGCGTCCATTACCTCGTTCTTCAGCTCAGCGATCTCGCCAGCAGCAAACAATCGCTGCCCTGCATCATCTACTGCTTTGGTGACCAGCAGGTTCAATGCAAACCCATTGGGGTCATCGCCGCCAGGCATCTTTTGCGCCCGCTCGCGTTCGGACATCGTAAGCGGCGCTGAGTAAAACTCGAACTCGCTGCCGTCGTTTAACTTCACCGTACGCTTAACGGGCGTCAGATTAGCTGCTTTCTTGAGGCGTGACAGCGCAGACGTGGTTGCCATGAATATCAGTGATTCGCTATTACTTTAAGCATAAAAAAGCCCCCAGCGCAAGCCGAGGGCGTATGTAATGGTTTATCAGGCGCTGGTGCTGAAGTCAAACGTAGGAGCACCGCTCGGGCGGAAGGTGATTTCCACCTGCTGAGCATCGTCTGGGTTGATGTTCAGGCTGGCGCTCAGCAGTACAGCATCCATGGCGATGCTGCGGCTAAGGGCCTCGGTTGCCTGCAGGTCGGTGTACAGCTTGAAGCCGCAACCAACTTGCTGGCGCTGCAGCACGTCCTCGACCATCCGGTTCGACAGCGCTGCGTCTTCGTTGGTGACGTAGACGGTAGCGGTGCCGGTGCCATCAGCAAAGCCGGGGATGTAAGCGCGGAAAGGTGCATACTGGCCAGCAGCTTGGCCGATGGTGGTCACGTCGATTTCAGCGCGGCTGATTTCAAATGACCATGACTGCACTTGTCCAACCGAGGCAAATGCTGCGTAGTAAACCTCAAACTCGTTGGGCGCTACGGCAGTGCCATCGTCGGTGATGGCGAGGATGGTGCCGCCGAGCGTGCCTGAAACGGTCAACGCACCAGTCGCTGCCGTATAGGTCAACACGAAGTAAGTGGTAGCTGCATCAATCGGTGCGGGCAGCGTGCCAGTACCAGAGCCGCCGGTCTGGCTGTTGATCACGCGGAACTTCACCGGGTCGCCAGCTTTGAAATTCAGGTATGGCTCAACGGTGATGACATCAGTGCTGACATTGACGCCAGCTTCACCGAAGGTGCCGGTGGTGCCGGCGGGCTTGTAGTAGAGAGCGCCGGACGTACCGGACAGGACAGTGACGGCCATTTTGTGAACGGTAGTGGCTGTGTCAGTCTAAATAGGCTTCAAAGGTAATCGTAAGTTGCGTCTGATAATACGCCTCAGGCGCTGCTGGTGCTACCTGCGCCGGGCCTGATGCGGCGTCAAAGATAATGCTCGATAACTTTACGCGGTCAAATAAGTCCTTTAGCCGCTCTGCAATGGTGAAGTTAGCGGCAGTCCCAACGCCTACGGGAGTGAAGACATTGACCACCAATGTGCCGTTCTGCCGGTTGAAGCCAGCGCTACCTATCGGTCGTAGCGTTGCATAGGCATTATCGCCAAAGCGGATGAACACCTGCACCCATGGCGTGTTGTTAGGCGGCGTGAATGGTACATTCTGATAGCTCACCGGATATACAGGTGCTACCGCCAGCTCAGTTGCGATGCGCCCTTCGATGGCAGCGCGAACGTCGTTGTAGGTGCTGCTCATGATTCCCTCCCGATGCGGTCGGCATTGACTTGCACAAACCCTTGGATGTCTTTGGCAATGCCTTGCACCCATCCCGGCCCGTCAGTTTGAAGACTGCTACCTTTGCTCAACGGCGCAGTTTCCAGCTTTTCGGCGTACGGCAGGTTGTTGTGCACGCTGTAAATGTTGCCGAGTTTTTCTTGGCTGTAGCCAAGCCGCTCAATAGGAATTGCGGCTTGTGCAGCGGGAGCACTGCCAAACTTTGTGGTCGTGTAGCTGCCTTCAGGCTTTTGCCCGCCTGGTGCTGCGTTTTCACCCACTTGCCAGCTAACCCGAAAACGCCCCGTATCAACAGGACTTAGCAGCTTAACGCGGCTGTCAGTTTCCAGCACCGCAACACGCAGCAGTTTCTCAAACTGCTGGCTGGCGTAGTCGCCGATATCAGCAACACGGATGGTGCGTGCCATTATGCCCTCAGAATCAATTCGTAGGTGATGGCGATATTATCTTGCTCGATGGTCTGCACTTGAATCACCTGATGGGCTATATTTGCAATGATCACGCGGTCAGCAGTGGTCGGCGCATTAGCAAGGTCTGCCGCTGCAATCAGCAACCGCTTGTCGCCTGCTTGGATCAGATCATTCACTTCACGCAGATTCACGTCCTGCAATACGCCACGCACGGCGGTGTCAGTAGTGGTTTCAGCAGCGGTGCCAGTAGTTGCGTTATAGGCGCCCAGCGTTACACGGCGAATGGTTGCCGTGCCGCCAAACTTTGCCATCAACTTGCTGGCAACCTTCCGTAGCGGGCTGGCTAGTGTCATCACGCAACTTGCACTGCTGTCAGGATAATGCCGGGAACAGACGGATGCGCTGGTCCCGATGGCGACGATGGAAGCGATTGGATGCTAGCGGCTACGTTTGTGGTAGACCAAATTAGCTCCAAATAATCATTAGCTGCAAGTTTTAGAACGTAGTTGACGCAACCAATAACGTGGCCATCAACGTTGCCATGCCTTGCAATGATGCTAAACCGGCTGTCGCTAGCTGGCACGTCGCCAGCGCTGCTTTCATTGTTCTTGCGCAGCCAGATGTTGATGTTGTGAATAGAATTGCCGCTGTTTACAAATTGCACAGAGTAAGTGATACTGTAAACACCACTTCTGGAAAATGTTAGCCTTGATTCGCTGGCAATGCTGATGCCTCTGTTATCTGGGTCGGCGCTGTTGATGCCGACGGAATATGCCGTATTGGCCGCCTGTGCAGTTTGCGTTGTGGTGTCGTAAAACGATCCCCACAGCATTTGGTTGCGAACTGTATCAAGGCCACTTGTAAACGGATTCAGCTTAAAGGCCATTGCTTAACTCCGAACAACGGTAAGCAGGTTATTGTTGCCGTCGTAGGTCATTGTCAGCACTGCCACGGTTTTGCCGCTTGTGCCGCCACGCTTGTATGTTGCAGTTAGCAAGTTGTTTGCGCCGTCGTATGTATTGACAATGCAATCATGCGTAGGGATTTCAAACCCTTCGCGTGCTACCGCATCACCGCCACCAGGGAGAACGTAAGCCATCAAAGCCTGTAGGCAACGACAGTGCCGCTGGTCAATGTGATGCTGGTAAACACGCCTTCAAGTTCGGTGCTTGCCTTAAAGGGTATGGCGCTAAGCGTATTGCCGGTCCAGTCTTGGGCTGTCAGGCTGGCGATCACTGAATCTTCAAGCGCAACGATCTTGCCGAAACGGCCAGCATGTGCTGCTGTGTCATCAATGAACTCAGCGCCGGGATAGGCGTAACCCATGATCAGCTCCGCTTAATGGCAACATTGCCTGGTCCGCTAATTCTAAGCCCTGTCAGATACCGCTCAACAATTGGCGGAATCTTATCAGCACCAACGGCGCCGTAGCCAAGGTTTGGCGTCACGTCAATGCTGCCGATTTTGACGTTTTTGTAGTCCTCAAGTCCGCTAAGGCCGATGCCATCGGGGTTGTTGTTGAGGTACGTTGCTAGCACCACTTGCGCGTACTGCACCTGCTGCGGGATTTCGGTGTCGGTGTAATAGTCCGTCGTAATGCGAAACGGGAAGCCAACGGCGTAGGTGTTGATGTAGGTGTCAGGCTTGCGGACACCGGTACGCGGCCACTGCAATGCCTGCGTATCAGTAGCGCGAGCGCCTAGAAACCGCTCGCGGTCAAGGCGTTGCGTTGCTGTAAATAACGCCCGGTTCTTCTGGTCAGTGGTAGCCGATGCCCATGCGGTTACATCAGCATCCTGCACGAAACCATCAATGATCGCTTGCGCTTCCGCTAGCGTCAGGTAGCTGTTTGCGTCGGCGGCCCCTATTGTGGCCACGATTGCTATTGGCATCGTTCAGTGGCTCCTGTTGTTCCAGTGTAGGTGTAGGCTCCGCAATAGAAAAAGAGGCCGCCGCGTTAGCAGCAGCCTCCAGTTCACGCAGTCGCCGGAAAGCGAACAGCCCCATCAGACGCGCTTCAGTAGCACGGTCAGGATCACACCAGCCAATGCGGTGGTGGTACCAGTAACGTCCAGCGACAGCCGGTTACCAACCTCAAGGGTGAGGTCGGCAGTGGTGGCGGTCAAGGCAGGAGTTTGCTCGGTGAGAGCAGTGCCTTTGAAGTTGATGGTGGCGCTCAGCAGGTCGTCACCAGCGGTGGCGGCCTCAGTGCCTTGGCAACGACGAATGGTGCCGGTTACGGCGCTGCCATCGCTACCAGCAGTGGCGTGAACTTCACGCACTGCAACCACTTCACATTTAACGGGAGCGGTCCAGAATTGCACGTCGGCAATCGAGGACGCCCCGTAAAAAGTGGCTTCGAGGTACTGCTCAGTGGACAGTTCAAACTGGGAAGGTTGTGCCATGGTTAGTTACCTCAATCGAAGTTAGAGGTGTTTGTAGCCCGCACGATCCCAAGGTTCTTGAGTTCGTACACCTTCGACCAGTTGCCAACTGTTGCCAGTTGAGCGCGAGTCGGGTTAGGAGTGGCCACGCCCCACTTGCTGCCAACAGGGTGGTAGCAGTAGTGCAGGTCAATCGACATGGCATCACTCTTGGCGAGGATGTCACGATCGGTTTCAGTCTGCATACCCATCTGCTCACCAGAGGCAACAGCGCCTTGGGTGAAGAAGTAGGTGGCATACTCACTGGTGGAGCCAGTGCCTTCAACTTGCACATCATCGGAGACGATTACGCGCAGACCCATGTAGGTAGGCACGGAATTGTCACCACCGTATGCGCCAGCAATGCTGCCGCCTGATTGGGTGGTAGTAGTGCCGCGAGCGTCAAGGGTGCTGACATAATCAATCGCCTTGCGCTCAACTAGGTCGTAGTAGACCTTGGAGTGCATGGCAACAGCAGCCAGCTTGTCACCTTGATCACCCAGCAGGCTGCGGGCTTCCGCAACGTGGCGGGGGCTCAACACCGTAGGGGTGTCGCCAGATTCGCCGTCGATGGTAAGACCAAAGAAAGCAGCAGATGAGCTAGTAGTGCCGAGGGTGCCGAAGACACCAGCAAGGCAAGACAGCAAATCCTTCTGACGCTGGTTGGCAACGTAATCAGCGATCTTGGCGCCGATGGCAGCCATGGGGTCAGCGCCAGCAGCAAGGGCTGCGAGGTCGCGTGACTCAAAAGCGCGGCCACGGTGCAGGATGACACCAACTTGCTTGTCAGCAGTGATCTTGCCAGGTGTCAGTGAGGTGCTGTCGGTCAGCACTTCAAAGTCGCCAGACAGGTTGGCCTTGAAGAACGGAACATTAATGTAGTCACCACCCTCGGTAGCGTTCAGCTCAGCCATCGGTTGAACCACGCCGCTAGCCAAGAAGGCATCGCGAAGAGTGGTTTGCTCAATGACGTAAGGCGTGAAAATCTCGGGGATGATGATGTCAGAGCGAAGAGTCGCCATGATTCATCTCGGGGAAATGGTTTACGGTGTGGGCGCAGCCCGATCACCAGCGCAGCCGGTTGCCGACATGCTAGCGGTTAGCTGTAGCTTTCAACCGGTCGTACAAATCACGATCTGTTTTGAACAGCCGTGATTGCTCGGTCAGGTTAAATGAATCCCTGCTAAATGGGTTCTTCATGCCTGCTGGCACGGTGCCTACAGCTTGACCTGATGGTGCGCCAGAACCTTGCGGACGCGGTTGCTTTTGCATCCATGCCGGCAGCGACTTGGCCCATTCGGTGACAGGGGTCCGCTGGTAGCCATCGACCACAACAACGGTGCCATCAGGGTCGCGTTCGATCTGATCGCTGCTCAACTTGGTCTTTAATACCAAGTCGGGGTCATGGACAATTTCAGCCAATGCGGTCACGGCTGGCGTGACGAGTTCAAGTTCACGGACGCGGGTTTCAAGGTCAGCAATGCGCTGGTCCTTCTGCGCCGTCGCCTCACGGAATTGCTGCTCCAAAGCT